TGAAGTTGACGTGTTGGCCTTCGACCCAGATGTCACGCAGCCTTCTGTAACCGACAGGGTCCACACGTACACAGGACAGGTCACTGGCGGACGTCATGACCAAACGTCTGTGCAGGTAGCACTCGGGACAGTGTTGGATGCTGTTGGAGCGGACGTACCAATGCGAACTCTGACCAACAAGCTGGTTGGTAACCTGCCCGTAACAGCCAATGTCTCACTGCGGTGATCTAATCGGCGTTCCCTACCGTTTGGGGTCTGACGGTAGTGACGGCAGTATCGACTGTATTCACCTGTGCTATCGGGTGCTGGAGCGTGTGGGTATTGAAGCGCCGGAGTTTAAGGAGTCTTGGTATGAGGCTAGTAAGTGGACGATCTGTCGAGACCTAATGCGTTGGGGTGTGCGGGTAGAAAAGCCTGCGTATGATGGGGACATTCTGCTGCTACGGCAGCAATCAAAAGCATTTGCGGTGACATGGCAGACGGGCATTCTCTATATCAATCCCCATATAGAGAAAGTGGCTTGGGCATCGGCCCAGTTATTTCAAGGCCAGCCCTGCTTCCGTTCGAGAAGCAGTTAATCCGCACACTTGGTATTAGTGAGGATGAATATCGTGCATTTGCAGCAGAAGTCCAGCGTCGTGGAGCGGTAAGACCTGCGGAATATGCGCTGATACCTGATATTCAAGCTGGACCAGCTGTTGTTGCGGCATTACCAACTATTGCTGTAAACATCGGCATTGCCGTTGTTGGAGCGGCGATTAGTTATCTGCTTACGCCAAAGCCCAAAGCACCCAAAGGTCCAGATCCGACTACCCGTTTAGAGCTTGAGAGTATTCGCGGTGGTAATCGGTTTGTTGCTTCATCTGCTTTTGATACGACAGCAGAGTTAGCTGATTATGGTCAGCCCATCCCGATCATTTTTGGGCTGTACGTCGAAGGTAAGACTGAAGAGCAGAGTGTCGGCGGAATGGTGGTCGCACCAAAGCTGGTGTGGTCACGGATGTTTAGCCTAGGTCGGCAGCAAACAGCAAAGCTACTTTTTGTCGTAGGAGAGCAAGGACGTGCTGAAAGTGCCACGCAGGATGGAATTGTTCGTCCCAGCAAAGACGGTCTATTTCTCGGCAATAATGCGCTCGATCCTGTCCACAAATCAAATTACGTTTTTTATTGGAAGAGCAATACCACAAAATCTGGGTTTACCCGAATTCAAGTTAAAAATGCTGTGTACGGCGATACCACTAATGTCGGCAGGTTTGGATTTGTTGATCCAAATAATGGCAATGGCGCTGAGGGCGCTGATATATTTGCTTGTCCTACTTCGTCTGAAGGTGCCACGGATAAAAAAGGGTTTTCCTATGCTTATACGCCTACAAATAATGCAGAGTTTGGGCTGTTTGCTCCTATTCCAAACGGAAGTGCCTTCCGCGTAAACTTTGAAATTATACCAATACCGGGTCTAGGTGACAATGATTTTAAGGGAAAGTTCGATCCGGGCAGACGACTACGACTTCAACGATTGAAGATCGCTGGTTTAGTAGAACCAACGACCGAAGATAAAAAAGGCAAAGTATCCTTAATGAGTGGAGCAGGCAGAAACTATAGCCGCCGAATGGGGGCATACCAGTATAAGAAGGTAGGTCAAGCTTATCGAGAGACAACAGGTGCTTTTACGGAGGATGTAACGGGTGTTGTTGTTGGGGACAAGATAAAATTTAGAATTGACAAAAATCAAATTCCAGAAAATCTGTATACTAAGGAGTCAGAAGACAGCAATGTTACCGTTAACGACATCAACCAACAAATTCAATCGCAACAGATAGCTGCTGACGATGCAATGCAAAGAGGCGAGTTATTTGCAATAGGTTCTACAGTTTGGCAGGTGGTTGACCGCAGTATAAACGTTTATCTTGGGGACGATACGCCAGAAACGCAAAACATAGAATTAGAGTGTATTGACACTACCTTTTCCGTTTCTAAGGCAATAGGTATCGTTAATAAGCAAAAGCAATTTGAGCCAGAAGACGGGTTTTTACGCGATGGAACGGCGTCAGGAGGCGACGTTGGGGTAAGAGCTGATTTTTACCCTTTGACTCGTATTGGATTTGCTAGTTTCAGAAATAATAGACCTACTGAAGTTGTTGAAATTGGAATCGCAAGTACTGTTTTTCAAAGGTTAAATGGCCTTTGCAATTTTCAGGATCTTATTTTCCCCGAAGACTTAAAAAGATATGATAAAGATAATGTAGCCGTTTCATCTGGTGTTATCAATAAATATATTGAGAGAACATCGTTGTTTCAGATCTATGTGCGGCCTGTAGGTCAGGAAGTGTTTGAGCTTTTAGACGTATTGTTTGCGGTAACAGGCAACACGCCTGTGACTATGTATAACCAGATTAGAATTACTCAACCGCTTATTAACGAAAAAGCAGCTCAGTACGAATACAAGATTGTACCCCGTGGTAGCGGTGATTTTCGTGAGTTGCCTCGCAACACAGAAGTTTTTAGGCTTGCCGCTGGAAGGCTTGATGTAAAAACCAAAAAGCCAATTTCGGCAGGAAGGGATCCAGTAAGTGCTAGCTATGGTACGTTCAAAATAACAGCAGAGGGCGAAATAACAACTATTAGTCATGTTCGTGATAATCCTGAATTTTTCCAAAACTATAAAGCAGATCTTGATGTTAACAACTCGGGTTCTAGACCCGATGGTATCAATCTGACAGAAAAGATCCCGGACGATCCTGCAGATGATACGTTTGCCACAAGCGTTCTCCGAAAGAAGAACGTAGCCAACGGTAGTGCAACTAAAGGTCGTCATGCTGCATTTACCTACGCAGCTTTCGGCAGTGCCGACGCACACCCTAAAAGCGATGGGCAGACAGAAACCTTTACTCGCTACGAAAACATCGGCAACGATAGATGGATACTGCTTGAATACACCGCTCATAAATATAAGCTACCTTATTATGGACCGGGAGACTCTCGCAATCACTACGCTACAGGCAATGTAGACCCTGCGACTGGTCAAAATGTCGTACATGCTTGGGGTATCCAGCAGACAGAAGTCGTTGCTAGCTCTGTTGGTTTCAGCGAAGCTCGGACTACTTTCCCGGTCAGGCGAGGCTTAAACGCCACTGGTACGGACAAAGATTATAAAAATAACAACGGAGTTCTGGGTACAAGACCTGAAGACGTGACCACCCCTTTTGACAGCTCCAACCCTTTTTCTTACAACACTGGCTCCGACGATTTTACGTTTGCAGGAATTTTGTACGAAGTTACAAATACGCAGCCTACCGAGAGAAACCAAGGTCGTTTTCAGGGTTACTTACACGAGGTTTTAGGCAGCGCACAAAGAAAAAAGATAGGCAACACATTTACCTCAGAAGACATAACATTAACAGAAGGCGGCAAAACTATTGTTATCCAAATTAAAGCCACAGTATTTAAGCCGGTTAGCCCGCATTGGAGTGGTAGAACAAATCTGTACGGCTCGGTGGAGTATAAGGTTCTGAAAACTGGTACTACGCGAGGTGAGTGGGAAGAAAACGATAGATTTTCGGATACAAGGTCTATTTCATACGACAACGTATTTGTCAGACATCTACGCTCCAACAACCCCAGCCAGGTTGGCGCTAAATTTAAGATAACGTCAGTTATAGACAAGTTAAAAACGATAACCAACCGCAGTTTTGACCGTGAGTTTGAGCGATTCTCACAAACCAACGAGATTAGTTATTACGGTAATTTAGTGACTAGATCTTGTGATGATGGACCTGAGCACCGCATTACTTATATCAATGAGATCAGTCGAAACGACATTGGCGCAGCTCAGTATAACAACATGACGATCGCTGGTTTGGTACTGAAGGCTGGGCAGAACTTCACAAGGTTAGATCAGCTTCGCATATGGCTTGGTGTGGGTATACCTGTTAAACGGCTGCATCCAACTCTCCAGGATGGCTCAAACGCTTACGGCGACGACAAGGGGCAGGAAGGGCCAAGCAATCTATTTACCGATCTAGTGTTCCACCTACTGACCGATCGGACTGCTGGGGTTGGTGGAACGTTGAGGATG